CATCGTAGTCATTAGTGGTTACATCAGTAGCATCACCATCTAATTTGTAGTAAGCTACATTTGTACCGCCTAAAGCATTGTTATCAGTAGTGCTTGTATATACACATCTTTGTTCTGCATATAAAGTGTCCACTTCCCCTTGTGTTAATGGTCTGTCGAATATTCTAAGCTGATCTAAAAGTCCGTTGTAATTATATCCTGAAGCTGAATATCCGCCAAGAAGAACTGTTCCTGTCGATTCATTTGAAGTAGTCCAATTTCTTTGAATACATCCTCCTGAACCATCTGATACTCCATCTACGAATATTTCTGATGAATTAGTATCGATAGCATCCCAATTAGCTACAACGTGATGCCATTCTCCATCATTGTGAGCATTTGTAGAGCGCAAATCAACGCTTACATTGCCACTTGACCCACCTGCTACATAAAGTCGTAATTTATTAAGAGTGTCAAACCCAATAAATGTTCCTCTGTTACTTGAAGAAGCACGACTTGTATCAACCATAATCATATTTGTGGCTGTTGTTGAAGTTTTTATCCAAAAGGCAAAAGAACCTTTGTAACGAGATTTTAATGTTGTGCCACTTATTGTACTTGTTGTACCGCTAAAATCAGCAGCGTAATTTATATTGCCAATATGCCCAAATGTTACATTATTTGATGCAGTAAAATCATAATTTCCACTTGCATCTGTATAGTCATAATCTAACGAATAAAGTGCTTTACCACTACTATCACCAAATATGTCTGCTGTGTCTGTCGTACATTCGGCAGCACCTGTGGCAGCAGTACTTCCAACAAATAATCTTTTATTAATACTCATATCTTACTCGTCAGCTAAAGGGTCAACAGGATCAAACAAAATAGCACTATACTGCACAACTTTCTTCTTTGTAGTTAAGGCATCGATTTCAGCTTCACGCTCGGTCACCTTTGTTCTAACTGCTGCTCTGTCTGTGGCAACATCTGAAGGAATTGTTTTTGTAGAATCTTCTGCTTGTCTTGTGACGTACCAATCTGTCTTAGATAATTCTTTATTTGCTAATTCTTTTACTTCTGCTTTCTTAGCTGCTTTTAGTTCGGATAATGTACCTTCAATAGTCTTAGTAGACTTAGTGCGCTTAAAAACGCTGTTAGTAGCATCCCAAGCGATGTCTCCAAGTTCTTCTACTCTTGGATCAATAGCATCTACTTCTACATCGTAAAAACCTTCCGCTTCTAAGGTAGATGTTTCTGCTTTTCTAAAATTAAGTACTACTGAACCATTGCTTTTTGTGTAAGTCTTAGGCAGCTTTTTGTATTGTATGATTGTTCCGTTTTCGCTTCTTGCTTTCATATCTTTTTAGCTTGGTGTTTCGTCACTTTCGTAAGTTGCAATTACATAGTTAAATACTGCATCGTCTCCATCATCTACACATTCTACCAACAATACATTGTCTTTTGTGTCATCGTAATCAATGCCACCTACTTTGTTAAATGTTTCGCTTGTTGCAGCATCACTATCTAATGTGATTGTTTTTGTTCCTGATGCGTGTTTTAGTCCGTAGATAGTAATAACCTGTCCTGCTTTGTAAGCAGTAAAATCAAGTTCTAATGCACCTGTAAGATCAGTAGTAAATTCAAACACAGCACCATCTTCCCAATCTATTGTTACAGCACCTGACGTATCTGATTTTTCTACTCTTGCTGTGTATCTGTTTTCTAATTTATCATGGGTAATTCCGTTATCTTTTACTCTAATAGAACCTGTACCATCACTTGCTGACAACTCGATTGTAGAACCATCTACAGTTGCCTCCACTTCATCTGCGTTTACTGTGATACCATCACCACCAATTACGTTTAGTGTAGCATCGTCTGCATCTAATGAAGAACCTGTAAGACCTGCACCTGCTACGATAGAAGTAATATCTCCATCAAATTTCTGTTCCCAAGTAAAACCTGTTGTAGCACTATCGTATGTTAGTACATACCCATCAGTAGGTGCGTTTGTTACATCTAACTTAGGTTCTTTAATAACATCGTCTTTGATGTTATCATTGTCTACGAAAGGTGTTTGTACTACGTTAGAAGCGTTTTGCGCACCATATAGTTCACGCAGACGTGCGTTGATGCGATTTATAGCCTCACGCAGGGTGTTTCCTGTTCCGTCGTCTGCTGACGTACCTATAAATGGAATATTACCATCTGCTGCTGAAGTAGGTTCGTTTAAATTAGCTGTTGCCATATTACAATCTTATTTTATCTATCGTTATTCTTATTGTGTCTATAAAGGTTTTTATTGTATCAACTGTAAAGTCTACTATATCTGCCCAACAAAGTGGTGCGGATTCGTCAGGAATCGCATCTGTTGTGTTTGCAACATCTCCCCACCATGTGTGGCAGTATATTTTTCCCCAATCGTTACTATTTGCCATCTCTATTCAGGTTCAAAACATTCAGGCTGTGAATCAATGTGTAGTGTCTCTTCGTTAGCTTCATCGCCAAACCAAGTACTACAATATATCTTCGCCCAATTTATTAAGTTAGCCATATTAGTACAATACTTTTTTCTTTATTTTGTTATTTACCTTGTTTAAATACTGCGTTAGTTTTTTGACATTCGCAGGTTTTGGTTTGTATTTCTTTACAGTACCCATCCGCCAAATATATCTTTGTCAGGTGTTACATCTTCATTGTTGTTTGTATAGTATTCAGGATACTTTGATCCTGCATTAAAAGACAAATGCTCAATAAGTCTGTCTGTATAGTATTGTGCTGTGTTTCTTTCTTTTTCTAATAGATAGTCAACCTCTTCACGTGATGCGTTTTCAGCATTTTCTGATGAATGTTTAAACACACCTTTGTTTGCAATCGTATATGCAGCAAATGGCAGGTACTCTACCATAGCCCAATGTATCAAACAAGGCTTTACCCAATCGTTTACCAATGTAAGGTAATCGCCTGTTAGACTGCTACCAATTATCTTTGTCTGTATTGCTTCAAACAGGTCTGTTCCTAAGTAGTTTTCGATGTGCTTGTCTTGTGCAATCTTGACGTACTGTATAAACTTGTCTGTGTCTATATTGCCATCTAAGGCAGTAAACTTAACTATGTCTTTTCGTGTAACTAATAATGCTTCTGCCATGACTATTAACTTGCGAATCCTTGATTAGGCATATCTACAGGTCTTGTAGCTACACGCTTATCATTTACTTCAGGTTTAAATCCTTCTTTTTTTGCTTTGTTTACAGATATTTCTGCGTTTGGGTTTGTAGCATCAGGTTTTACACCTTTACCCATGTACGTTTTGCGCATCCAAAAATGATGACATCTCGCACCTCCTTTGTACAACCATATATCGTAAGTGGCAGAACCTCCTTTGCCAAATCCTGCATTAACTGCACGTTGGCTCATCTGCATAATATCTTCTTTTCTGTACACTTTTTTAGCACTTACCATTTTCTTGCAAAATTCTCTGCTGTTGGTTTTAGTCTGTAGGGGTGCATATTGATAGCGTACCTTAAAACGTAGTTCTTCAACTTCGCCATCTTGATCGCTACCTGAATTTGGTCGTGCAGTTCCTGTACTTGCCAAGCCTATCATCTTGTCTAAGGCTTCCTCTTGCTCGTAGTCTACAGGTCTTTCATCTACTAACTCCCATTCGTCTAAATCTTCATCTTCGCCAAACTCTTCTAACAGATCAAACATTGCATCATCATCAAAGTCAGCAGATAATTTTACTCCTGTCTCTTCCTCACGTGCTTCGTCTGTCAAAGCGTTGTCTGTTTCTATAAATTCTAATGGCTGTAGTGTCTTAAAATATAGCTTTAGGCTTATTTCATTGACTGCTAAAATTGCATCTATACATTCTATAATCAAGTCTTGATATGGTCGTATAGTGATGTTGTTAAACAACAACGAAGCAGTCTTAATTTCGTCTGCGTTGTTTCCTAATCCGTTGTTGCCATCTCTAATACCTAATAGTAAAGGTGATGTAACCCTGTGTCCTACCATCAGCTTACGTGATGCTTCGCTTGATAAGTATTCGTAGTGGGCAGGTG